CTATACAAGCCTGAAAGGTAGCAAAAACCCCCTCTTTATACAACCAAGCACCACTACCACTTGCTGTAATAGTTGTGCTAGTTACTGTTTGAGGAATACTTACATGATAGGTTCCAATACCACCAGCAGCACCACTTATCTGGTCTAAGATAACTGTATTAGGTAAAACACCTGTGCCACTTAAAGTATTACCAATACTTAAATAACCTGTGCAAGCAACAGCATTAAATACTGTCCCAGACTGGGTAATAGAGATAGTTGAAGTTGTACAAGAAGAAGAGCTTACTGTAAGTCCAATATAGGGAAATAGTATCTCTACCGGACTATTTAAAAGATTATTTACTGCACCACACTCAAGGGTTACTGCTGCCATATTATACTCCTAATTTACTAATGTCCAACATTATAAGAAATGTTCCTGTACCTTTAACTGTGAGTTGTAAATCATGTCCAGGAAGACCCCCGAAAGGATCAAGCTCAAGTTTACCTTTACCCTCAAATGGTAGAAAGTAAGGTTCATTTTTATAAGAAACAATAATTTTCAAACCAGACTCTACTAGAAAAGCAGCACTATCTAAACGAAGAGACTTAGGATTCCCTTGAAGGCCGTCTACACCTATAAGGAAATACGTTAAGTCTCTCTCATCTAAAACCGTGCCACTTACTACGAAGATGGTGTTCTTAGCACCATCCCCAGTCTTAGTTATTGTTATATTGTTTTTTTCTAAGCCATCAGTAAGTGTTGTTCTCATTGCTATACAGCGGCTGGATTAGCCAAACCATTTGCATCGGCTGCCCCTGTAATTGGACTAAGATTATTACTAAAGGCAAGTTTAGAGCCCGTTGCAATCCAGATACCAGCACTAGCATCCAATTGCCAGAGATAGTTGTCATAGGCATGTCCTGTCCAAGCAGTAGCACTTGTACTAATAAAAGAACCTCCAGTAGAACTGGTATTGGGTTTATTTAGTCTATTTCTTCCAAAATCAAAGTTTGTTACATTATTGGCACCAGTAGCAAGCATAGCAGCAGTATCATTCAATACTGCCCAAGTACCAAAATTATCCCGGATAGATACATTGTCATTAGCTGCTACAAACTTAATAGCTGTAGTAGCTGCTGTAGTACCAAGACTTGAAATCTTATTACCATCAAATACCAAACCATCCATACTGTTTGCAGTAGTGGCTGGTTGAGTAACAATAGTAAGAAAATTCAAGACACTTGAGGTATCCCGGAATTCACATTTTTCAAGTGCGAAGTCTTTAGGAAGAGAAAGAGCAGTTGCTTTAAATACAGTTGCCACATCTGCAAACATAGAGATAAAGAGGAAGTTCTGCATAGACACTCCAACTCCTTGACTAGCATAAACAGTAGCAGTAGTGGTTACAACAGGTTGTATACAGTCTAAAGTATATACACCAGCACCACCAGCAACACCACTAACCTGAGATACGATTCTAGTGCCTGGAATAATTGTGGCAGCATATAGATATGATCCAGGCAAGAATGTGCCTGTAGTTAGAGTGGTAAGAGTCATTGTATTTGACAACGCTGCAATGGTGCAAGAAGAAGCAGCACCTGGTTGTCCACCAAGCACAATTGCCGCTGCTGCGGCTGTAAAAGTAAGAGTAGGACGGTTTGTCCCTGTACCCAAACCAATAATTGCTACATTGGATTTATACAAAGAAAGAGCGTTAGCAGTAACTGCACCGCCTTCAAGGTTAGCAGTTGCTACACTTATAAGTTCATCATGGTTTGGTTTGACAAAGATAATGTCTCCACGACCATGTACACAGCGAGATACTGCATATTGAAGAGTTGCAAAGGGAGCATTAAATGTCCCTGGGTTGCCATCTGAACCTGATATTTGACCTTGAGTAAGACTATTGGGGTCATTAGATACCCAATAGACTAGACCAGGATGACTTTGAGTAATTGGAATCCCACGAAGGGTTACATTGTTAAACCCAGATGGAAAGTTTGAAGAGGTTGTTATTTGATTAGCCACGGTTGAATCTCCTAATTAAGTTAGAATAGGCCAGGACTTATTTTGGCATGGAACCAAATGCCTGGACTAGATTTATTACAATACTACTTAAGGACCATTTACGCCCCAGACCCCCTTCGGGTCTGACCAGCCGACACTATACCGTTCATATCCCTTGGCTTTGACATTCATGGTGTCGAAGTCGTTGTCTTGGTCAAACGTAATAGCATGACGCTCATAGTACTTCATACCATCTTGAATATTGGTACGAACGAACCATGCGTGAGGACTAGTGAAGTAGTGGTTAAGTTTAATACCTCCTGGGAACGCATTAGTAGCCAAAAGTACATTAACGTCATTGTTAGCAGTACCTGATTGATAAACAGACTTCAGGATACGATGAGCATTAAAGTGTTCTTGACGAGCAATGTGCAATGTCTTAGGCATCACTTGAATCAAGAGGCCCCGGTCATTGGTCAATCCCATAATAGCTATAACAGCATCTTCAAGAGAAGCTTCGCTTAGGTCAGCATCCGTGGTTGGCTTATTAGCCCACGTTCCCCCAGTAGTATTAGGATGCACTGTTGAACACAGGGTTACCCCATCACCACCAAGATAGGTACCATTAAAGGCCCTATTGTAAACATTAGCTGCTACGTTCTCTTTGGTCTGACGGAATCCCATAGCAAGGGACGCTGCCCGACGTTTAGATACTTTTTCATACAAATTGTCATCCAATTCTTCTTTAGTAACAATATACCCCAAACCATAAGCAATGTGAGTATAACGAGTAACGAAGCCTTGAACTTCTGAATCGTATGATACACCAGCAGACTCAGACTTGCGTGGAGCAAGACCAAAACCTGTCAGTTGTACATCTTCTTCATAGTTTTGAGTAGAACTATCCGTGTCAAACAAGTCCGTGTATTCTACGGGATGTTCAGCATAGACTTGCCCCCACCAGGCTTTAATGCCAGGCCATAGGGCTTTTGGGTGTGATGCAGTTGTGATTATACCAGCCATGTCATTCTCCTATTATAAACCAAGGAAGTTGGTAGCTGCGGCACCTACTTGTGCCATACCAAGTTCATGGAAATTAAACTTAACAAGGAGTCTGGAATAAGCCCCAACATTGCTGCCTGGGTTATCTGCTCTTTGTACCAACCCTAATATCTGCAAAGGCAAGGAAGCAGTTGTTGCTACCGTGCTAGATGGGATAATAATGTTGGATTGTGGAGAAGACTGGCTTAAAGTTGTCGCCGTTGCATTTTGGTCAATTGCATAGGTTTGGTCAGCACCATTGTAATAGGAGCCCAATCCTGCACAATACCGCATCTTAGCTAAAGTGATGTTAGTGGCAGTTAAACCTGCACTCACTTCAAACAAGAGTTGGGGATCATCTGCTACATATACATAACGTACATTAGCACGAGTTCCTGCAATGATATAATTCGTTTCAAGATTCAAAGCAACTCCTTGAAGGGAGACACCAGGATCAGCTACACGAATACCAACAATAACGCCTAGAGCTGCCCCAGCAGCATTAAAACCACTTGGAGCTTTCTTGATATAGACAATACCGTCTGCATCACTACCACCTGCACTCTGAACTACATCGCCAATAGCATAACTAGCAGTAGTGTCAGCAACAGGTATAGCATACAAACGGGCTTGCCCCGTCCAAGGGGCTCCGTTTAGATACGAATGTGGCGAAAAGCCATTGATTCGATTTGAATTTGTTGCCATTTATATTTCCTTTTCATATATTTTTATCGAGATATTTTTATCCCCGCATCATAACGATGATCGGCGGATTGTCCGTCTCCTGTTAGCCTTCCCCCACGAATGGCCTCATCTACAAGGTCTATTTTAGCTTGGGCTTCGTTTTGATCTTCCTCATAGAATTCTTGACGAATCTTCATCAAGTACGCATACAGAGCTTCCCCTGTTTCTGCTGTACCCACAAGAAAGCGAACCTTATCTCCTACATCGGTATTTCTGGATACCACATTGGTAGAAACACCACCTATCTCATCTGGAGAAACAAACTCATATCCAACGTCCTGAGCAAAAGCAATGCGCCCCGGTGAATCGTTAAAAATATGGGTATGGTAGCCTTCTATTTGATGAGCTATATGAAGTTTACCCTGTGTGCCATTAAACGTGGCTCTCTTGCCTCGTGTCTTCTTTACTTCTTTGGCTTCTATCTTTGCTTCAACCTTTTCCATCTTTTCTTGTGGTGTGAGTGCTTTAGGCATTTCTAGCTCCAATCGTATTCTTTAAGATAATCTTCTTTGCTCTTTATCATTCCAGTTTTTAGGAATCTATCACAAGCAGCTTTAGATTCGGCAGGCAAGTTTTCATAGGAATGCTTATCACTTCTAATTGCTCTATTACTACCCTGTGTATTCCCCTCAACAGGGCTAGTACGTTGTGTCTTCTTATACTTAGAAGGAAGGATGTCATCTAGTTCTTCATCGAGTTTATCAAAGAACTTCTGCCCTTTTAAGGTGGGCCACTCGGCATTGATTCGTTGACCAACAGCATCTGCAACACGAGTCATCTTATCATCTTTAGTAAACCAATCGTTCTTTTCCATCCATCCAGTAATAATAGGATCGAGGGTTACAGGAACAACTGGTGCTACTGGTGCCTTAGTTTCTACTATCTTAGCTGCTTGTTGTTGTTCTTTGTTGGCATCAATGGCCTCATCAAGAGCTACAACAACTTCACCGTTACCTTGAGTAATGGCTTCTTTCTTTTTAGTCTTCAGGTCTAGAAGTTCTGCCTCTAAACGCCCAACCTCTTTCTTTGCATTGTCTTTTTGAAATTGTTCAAATTCTTTAGCTGCCACCCGAATTTCAGCAATCTCTTGGGTTTGTTGTGCAAGTTTCTTTAATAGGGTTTCATTATTCTTGCGTAATATTGGATTTATCTCCTTGCCCCGTTTTACAAAGGTTTCAGCGTCTACCCAGTGCTCCCCGTCTCGATACTCGTCTTTTGGAACCCATCCAAACACTCGTGCTTCTTTTTCTGTTTGTTCTGCAACCTGTTCTACTGTTTGGTCTTCGCTCATGTTAGTCTCCTAATAGCTACAACATTCTCATCATTGATAATACGATATTTTTTCTTATCATTCCCCTCAAAGAGGAGTCCAGAATACTTACCAAAGATTATTCTATCTCCTACTTTACATCCAGGGTTTGGGTCTTCTTTAAAACAACCATCCCCCATTGCTACAACTAGTCCTTCTATTTGAGCCATTTCTTCTTTGAACTCATTTCCTTTTGACACTGTTATAATACCACTTTTAGTAGTGGTTACAATATCATCTGGGAGTACAACTAGCCTATAATTTAATGGGTATATACCACTCTCATTACTCATTTGTCAATGCCTCAAAGTCTACTTCTAACAGGTTTTTACAGGATTTAATTCTTCCCTGCAACTCTTTTACATCTTCTATAATATCTGAACTAAGAAGCATACCTTGTAGATATTCAACATCCTCTTTGATACGTTCCTTAAGTCTTTTTGTTACTATGTTGTCTTTCCACGAATGAAACTCTTCCTCTGTTATCTTTATCACTCTGTCTCCTAGGGTTTTGCTCCTTGTGCTGCTTGTTGCGCCTGCTTCTTCTCTTCTTGTTGCTGATTATTGAGTTCTGCCATTGAGTCTTGAAGAATACTCATATATTTAAGAACACCATCTTGTGCTGCCTTAGCTGCACTTATTTGTTGAGTAATTTTAGTTAGCTCTTGTTGTGCAACCAAATCTTCTGCTTGTGCTTTTAATAGAGCAGCATTTGCCTCAAGTTCTACTATAGTTGCCCGGTTAATCTCTGCCTCACCCATAAGTTTAAGCATACCAAGTTTAAGGGTTATCTCTGCTTTATAATGGTTTGCCGCTTCTTTTAGTTTCTCTACCTCTATCTTAGCCGTCATTGGGTTAAGAGGAGGAGGAATAGCATTAGGACCTTTAGGATCAGGAAACAATTGATCTATATTAGGCACTTTGAGAGCCTTCATATACATCTTTTCTATTTGATACCGGTCATACCCAGGAGTTGCCATAGCTCTATTTGCTATTGCTTCTGCCTGTTGGATACGTTGACTATCTGATATTACATGTGGGTCAGCACTAGGTCTAATATCATTAGAACTACCCACATAATCCTTTTCCAAGACCATGCCATTATTGTCATGGCTGTCTGTGAAAAATACGTCTTCAGTGATGTACAGTTGATTCAGACGATAAAGCTTTCTGAACTCGTCCCGCAGGGAACGGTAAGTACGTTTAAAGATACCACTGAATATCTTCATCCCCTGCTCTACGCTATTTCGGGATGTTTCCGCTGGAGTGTTCTGTCCTGGACTTACACCGGACATGACATCTACACTTCCCCCTATGCGTTCTCCATAATTAATAAGAAGGTCAAGCAGAGTAAAAAGTACCTGACTGGGTTCCCTTACAGGAAGAGGCATAATGCCTTTTCTTAAGTCATCCCCAGTAGATTCTACATGCTTCCATTCTAGAGGGCCAAAAGAATAATTTCCACCTCTAAGCTTAATGCCACGAGATAAAAAACCACCTGCCGTTGTTGCCATAGTACCAGCATCAATAAGCTGGTTAATAAGGGTATTAATACTTTCATTCAAGGGCCCTAAAAGGACACCAAATCCTAGGTCATAGAACCCACCATCAGGACTAGGAATAAAGGGGAATTTGGTAAAATAGTTTTCAGCCTTAATGCTGAGAAGCTTCTCCTTAGTGTCTCTTTCTATTCCAGTATCAAAGAATCTAGCTACAATACGCAACACCTGTTTGGTGTCTCGTCTTACATAGACTATATATGGTTCTGCATACCCATCATCGTCAAAGTCTATTGAACAGTGGTGCTCCAATATTTCGTGTGGAGTAGATATATCAATGGGTTGAGGAGCTGTAGTCCCCTGACTTTTATCTTGTGCATCCCCAAGCCTGCTATGAATCTTTTCTCCTGGGTCTCTCTCTACCATCTTACACCAAAGACCCCTAGCAACCCTTTCATATATGTCATTCATAGACATATATAATACATGAGTAATGCGTGGAGCTGTCTCTAGACTCTTAGTCCAATAGTTTACTACTAAATCTTTTGGTAATATATACTCAGAAACATTGTGTTTTTTAATAGGATCAAAATAAGTCTTTTTGAAAGCACAGCCAAGTATTGGCTGCGTTATCAAGACTTTGTCCATTTCACTTTCCCAGGGTTCATCTTCTTCAATAACCTGGAAAGACATATGATTCTCTACACGAGTAGCCCTATCTGTCTTGCTTCCGTCTTTGTCTTCGCCAACGACCTTGCATCTAACAGGCGTATCAGAACCAATAAGAACAGGGTAAGCACGGGCATGGTACTGAAGAGCAGCAATAGTAATAAGGGGAAACTTAACATTAGAGGCTCCTACCCAAGGAAAGCTCTTTGCTTCTTTTATTTGAAGAGCCAGTTTCATGGCCTCTTCATTTCTCTTGTCCCAATTCTCTCGGCTGGATAAATCCGCCTCGAAGTCCTTATGGACTTGTATTCCTATATCAGAGAGCTCCTTTTCAGTAAGCAGTTCCGCTATATTATGATGGCTGACTAGTTTATCTAGGGCTAGTGTAGTTTCAAGTTTTAACATTAGTATCCCGTTAAATTATAGTCGAGTTTAGAATGTATTGTTCTATGACAGTTAGCACAGAGCATAATACACTTCTTTACTTCTTCTAACCACTTAGACCAAATTCTTTCTTGGCATAGTCAATAACCCGTGGTGTTGTTACGACCTTCATCAGCATTAAATTCTTTACGGAAAGCCAAGTACTCTTCGTCTGCTTCTTCTTCAGGAGTATCTGCTTCAATCATCTTGTCTAGCATGAGACCCATGTAAGCCCAACTATCAACTTGGTCGTCATGTCTATCACGAGGAAAACGCATCAACTCATCTTCAAAAGTTTGATACCATTCAGCCTCTTTGTCGAACTTACAAGCATTTGCTCTCATTCTGGCCTGAATACTTCTGGCCCTGGTTATCTTATCCGCGCTAGGCTTTAATAAATGTAAGGGGACATAGATACCAGTTTGAAGCATTTCCTTATTTAAGAACGGACCAATAGATTTTTGAATGACACCTGCTTCTATTCCAAAGAGACTTGGCTTATACTGTTTCTGTAAGAGTAGGATAGTATCAACAATCTGTTGTGCATCCATTCTGTCTCTTACAACATTTACTAAATGTAACCTCCCACTATCATCCATACCAGCAACAGCAAAGACGCTGTAATCAGCACGGTCCCGAAGACTAATGGCCAAGTCTGCTGTAACATAGTAGTTGAGGCTAAGTTTTTTATCGCTTTCATTTCTTGATAGAAAATCTGTCCTTCTAAAATATGTATTGGATTCATCAAGAGGAATGTTCAAATACTCTTGTGAATAAACGTCCCCTAACCCCTGAGCTACATACCTATCCCGTTCATCCTTAAGCTTCTTCTTTGACCACATCTCAGGCCAAAGTATTTCAGAGAAGTCATCTGTATGTGCCCTGAACTTAATACTCTTCCAATTGGTCTTGACTAGAGTATACTCTGCTAAGGGCTCATGAATAAGGGCTTTCTGTTTAGAAGCCCCTAGTTGTCTCTCTGGCATTAACCCCTCTAAGAGTGAATCAAGGTGAATAATCGTACCAACGATACGCACAATCCCAGTACTAGACCGGCAAGGAAGCAAAGCTCCATTGAACCATCTCTTGAATTTCTCACGTCTTTCACGATTGATAACAGCTTCATCGCCTTCAATATCATCACAAACTATTAGGTCCGGTCTCAGGCTTTTCCATTTGAGACCACGCACCTTCTGTTCAGCACCCTTAGCCTGTACCCTAAACTGGTGCCCATCATCAAATTCATATATCAGGTCGTCTTCGACATCCTTAATGAATTTACCTGTACCAAACAATTCTAACAGGTCTTCATTACCAACTAGTTCTTTTTTAATATCTCCAAGGAACTGTACGCTCTGCGTAGAAGTCTCTGAGACAATAATTGCATATTTACGTTCTCTAAACAGGAGAGCAGCAAGAACATAACAATGGGTTACTACCGTGCTTTTTGCGTGGCCTCTAGGAGCAGCAATAGCAACAAAAGCATCCTTACTACAACAATAGTCCCAGATGGTTCTATGAAAATTTGGTGTCTCTACCGGATTATCAAAGTCTTTTCTAAGAACACTGTTACAGAACCCCTCACATACCTCGGCTGTTAAAAGCACTTAAGCTCCTGCGTCGTTTAAAGCCTTTTCTGTCTTTGGGTCAGTTCCACCCCCATTACCACGAATACCCCCTCCTGGTGTAGGAGGGGAGCTTCCTGGGTTTTCAGACCTACGGGCTTCTGTATTATTACCCGCAGTAGGCCACATACTCTTTACTCGTTCCTTAACGGAACTAGTATAGGTTTTCTCTTCGGGGGTGTAATTGGTCTCTGCCATGATTAGGCAATAGGAGGAGTAGGAGGAATTTCTGGGGCTTGGGGAGTAGGAGCTACTGCGACAACCACAGGAGCAGGGGCTGTAACTACAATAGTAGTACATCCAAGATGCTGACAAAGCCAAGCCCTTACTTTTTCTTTAAAGGAAGTCATTATTTATTTTTCCGGTTACGTTGAGGTTGAGCTTCACTTTCTTTAAGAGTTTTTACTTTCTTAACGGGTCCTTTTTGCTTCTTTACTTTTGCCATTATAGTGTCCTCACGAGTACGTTTATGTTGTTTTATAGTCATGCTGTCGTTCCTTTCAGGAACTTGCTAAATGCTGGTACAAACTGAAATGTAAAGTGCGTGTGTCATTTTTCCATTAACTATGTGCCAGAATTGTACTGGTATCTTAATATGCCCCTGAACAAGAATATTACCATGCTTATCAAAAGTAGCTTCTTCAAGAAGCCCTGCTGTATGTGCTGAACAGTCTATTTCTAGATGAACAGCCATTCCTACATATCTCTTATCATTAGTAACATTAAACTTTTGGTCTATTGACACTACCCAAACACGAACTGAATTGTCTAGTCTTTCAACTTTAGATGCTTCATATGTGTATTGAATCTTGTCAAAAGTACCTATGTCTACTGGTTCTGCCCAAACTATTGCTGAAGCTAAAAGAAGCACCACCGTTGTCACAAAAGTAACAAGGTGGTTAAGAGCTAAAAATTGTTTAAGGTTGTCCAAGGGTTATGGGTTCATGTTCTATTGTTTTCATCTTTGAAAATTTACTAAACTCCTCTGCCAGCTTCAGGAGTCTTTCTCCCATAGCACGAGTGGTGTCTGGTTTGACTTCTTTTTGTCCTTGAAGAAGTAGTCTCCGATCAATCATGTCTCTGGAAATAACAGAAGCATCCCTGGCACTTATGGGCTTTCTTACAAACTTACCTATACGCTGGTCAAACTGGAAGTCACCATTATCAACCCTATCAAGAAGAGCATCTACAGATTTATTAACAACCTTTGAAAGCTTTGCATCCAAGACCAGGTTTTCCTGATCTCTGATGTCTGTCACCATTTGCTTAAACCAAGGCATTGCTTTCCAACGCCTAGCTGTTACTTCTGGAATACCAAGGGTTGCTGCCGTAAGAGCCAGGTTCCCTGTTGCAAGCCATGTCGTAACCAACTCAATGCGTTGGGTGTCAGAATGCCAAGCAGTTGTGCCTGGCACTTTACGTTTCCTACGACTCAAGTTCTTCCCATCCGTATATTATATCTTGTTTAAATATCTCAATAAGTCCAAGAGCCTCATACATCTTCATACCACCATGGATAGCATAGTCAGACTCACCATCTTCTTTAAACATATTAACAATAAAGAACTTAAAGTCTTCTGGGTGGTCTTCTGCCTCATGTGCTAGTTCATAAAACTTCTCAGCAGCCGTAGAGTTTTTCTTAAGGCCTGGCATATGCACTACGTTTTCAGACATAAGTTAGCCTATAGCTGTAGCTAAAGCGAGAACCAGGGCTGTAACACCAACTACTATATGATCATGGGCATAATGAAACCCTACAAAGTAGAGCCCCACTGAAGCAAAGAACACAACAGTAATTATTTTAATAAACATGATTATTTCTTAGGAGGAGCACGACGTTCTGCTACTCGTTGTTCTGTAAATTTAGGTGGTTTTGCTACTGGGGTGTGTACTGGAACTGGTTCTGGATGTCTTTTGTCTGTCATGGTGTTTCTCCTAGGAAGGGCTAAAAAAGAACATAGTCGCTTCTTTACAGAAGCTAGATAAGACTTAATTTTGAACTAACATTATACACCCTTTACAAGAAACTGTCAAGAGAAATCTTTAACACGAAGAACTGGAACCAAAAGAACCTTCTCTTGTCTAATATTTATTATTATATTATATATATATATTATATTATATATTATTATTGTTTTGTATATTGTATAATAACAATGCTATATAGCATTGTATAGCATTGCAATGCTATAATGCAATGTGTAACCTTGCAATGTATAACATTGCTATATAGCATACCCCCTCTTTTATAAAATATATTGT